ATGGGCTTAAAGTGTCTGCCCGAAAGACGTTTAATCACACAAGGAAACCAAAAAATGAACATCCAACTTCAAGGCCACATCGTCGGCGTTAAAAAATTCAACGGACAAATCGAAGGCAAGAGCTTCGACTATTGCCGCCTGATTGTCGCCACACCCTTAGACAGCTCCCAAGGCAACGCATTGGGCAGCTCTACTACTGAATACGATTTCGGCGGCTCTGCCAATTTCGAGCAGTTCCGAAACGCCCAATTTCCGATCGAAGCAAACCTGAACGTGGAAATCGTCACTACGGGCAAAACTCAAAAACTGAAAGTCATCGGTTTTCAACTCGTTAAGAAAGGCTGATTGAATGCAGAAAGTCTATGTTGTCCAGTCCGTATCAACAGGGGACTTTCTGTATCTCTCTCCTGAAACGGGCGACATCGGACATACCAAATTAATTACCAATGCCGATTATTTCTACGACTTCGAAGAAGCGGTTAACGCAGGTTTGGAAGAAATCGGCAACCAATGCGAATTTGTCGTATTCGGATTTTTGAAAGACTGATTTTCGGATGTTCGGCGGTCGTCTGAAAAACTCTCCATCCATTACCGCCAAACACTTTTTGAAGGAAAATATCATGAAATTTATTAACACCTGCCGTAAATACGGCGCAAAACTGGCTGTTGTAACAGCCGCCCCGCTGGCTTTGGCGGCACAGGCAAACGCAGCGTTGCCCGAAACGGCAAAAAACGCTTTGGAAGCCGCAAAAGCGGACGGTATGGAAGCCGGTTGGATTGTAGTGGGCGTTTTCGCCGCGCTTTTTGTATTTTCCATCGTTAAGAGGGTGATGAAGTAAGGCGGCATGTACTGCCAAGTCGGAAATAAATGTCTTGAGAAGCACCGGGCCGAAAACCTTTATTTCAGCTTGGTAGTACCAAGAATCAAAGAAAACGGACAGATAATCAGGCCGGAATATAACGGCAGCATGTGGAAGATGTCGGACGGTCAATCCGCTAAGGCTTTCATTGGCGGAATGCAGTCCGAAAGACAACCTGCAAAGCGGTCTTGAAACAGGCCGGATAGTATTCGGCGTCCTCGCGTCCGTTTACTTTGTTTCCCTGCTGAAAAAGGTTTTGAAATGATGGATTTTTATTTCTATCTCGGCGTTGCCGTCCCCGTATTAATCGGGGCGGTTCTGTTTAAGGATTGAGCGCATGAAGTTATGGTGTCAAAATCAGGCTTTCAAAACAACCTTTGAAAGGCAGAACCATGAACAAGCCGTTTATCACGCAGGCGCAGTTGGCACTTTATAAATATCAGCCGTCAAGCGAGTATTTTGGGCAATCGATGGCGGTTATTAGCGCAATCTGAATTTGTTGAATTTTGCGAAAGATTAATAAGTCTGAAAATGTTATTGATTGTTTCTCTTTTTTTCTGGAATAGAAGAATCAAAACATGACATTTGGATTAATATCATTTCCCTGGATAATTTCGGAAATGGTAATTAAAGAATCCTTGAACGATGGTCACAAAACATACAAATTTGAATTTTGCGAAATTGTCGATAATTGCAATTTTGATGATGTATTCGTTTGAAGCGAATGCAAATGCAGTAAAAATATCTGAAACTCTTTCGGTTGATACCGGACAAGGCGCGAAAGTTCATAAGTTCGTTCCTAAATCAAGTAATATTTATTCATCTGATTTAACAAAAGCGGTAGATTTAACGCATATCCCCACGGGCGCAAAAGCCCGAATCAACGCCAAAATAACCGCCAGCGTATCCCGCGCCGGCGTATTGTCGGGGGTCGGCAAACTTGTCCGCCAAGGCGCGAAATTCGGCACAAGGGCGGTTCCCTATGTCGGAACAGCCCTTTTAGCCCACGACGTATACGAAACTTTCAAAGAAGACATACAGGCACGAGGCTGCCGATACGATCCCGAAACCGACAAATTTGTAAAAGGCTACGAATATGCTAATTGCCTTTGGTACGAAGACGAAAGACGTATTAATAGAACCTATGGCTGCTACGGCGTTGACAGTTCGATTATGCGCCTTATGCCCGATCGCAGCAGATTCCCCGAAGTCAAACAACTGATGGAAAGCCAAATGTATAGGCTGGCACGTCCGTTTTGGAATTGGCGTAAAGAAGAACTGAATAAATTAAGTTCTTTGGATTGGAATAATTTTGTTTTAAATCGTTGCACATTTGATTGGAACGGCGGAGGTTGTGCGGTCAATAAAGGTGATGATTTCAGAGCTGGGGCTTCTTTTTCCCTTGGCCGCAATCCGAAATACAAAGAAGAAATGGATGCCAAAAAGCCGGAAGAGATTTTATCGTTGAAAGTCGATGCCGATCCCGACAAATACATAGAGGCAACCGGATATCCCGGTTATTCCGAAAAAGTAGAAGTCGCACCCGGAACAAAAGTGAATATGGGGCCCGTCACGGACAGGAACGGGAATCCCGTTCAGGTTGCCGCAACATTCGGCAGGGACGCGCAAGGCAACACCACGGCGGATGTTCAAGTAATCCCGCGTCCCGACCTCACGCCCGCAAGCGCGGAAGCACCTCACGCACAGCCGCTGCCCGAAGTATCGCCCGCGGAAAACCCCGCAAACAACCCGGACCCCGATGAGAACCCCGGCACGCGTCCCAATCCCGAACCCGACCCCGATTTGAATCCCGATGCAAATCCCGATACGGACGGACAGCCCGGAACAAGCCCCGATTCCCCGGCCGTTCCGGACCGCCCAAACGGCAGGCATCGCAAAGAAAGGAAAGAAGGCGAAGACGGCGGGCTTTCGTGCGATTATTTTCCGGAAATCCTAGCCTGTCAGGAGATGGGCAAACCTTCGGACCGCATGTTTCACGATATAAGCATACCGCAGGTTACAGACGATAAAACATGGTCTTCACATAACTTTTTACCGTCTAACGGCGTATGTCCGCAGCCGAAAACCTTTCATGTTTTCGGCAGGCAATATCGGGCAAGCTATGAACCGTTGTGCGTGTTTGCCGAAAAAATCCGGTTTGCCGTACTGCTCGCCTTTATCATTATGTCGGCTTTTGTCGTTTTCGGTTCGTTGGGGGGGGAATAAATGCCATTACTTTCCGGCCTGATTCCACTTTTAGGCATACTTCTGAAAATGCTGATTGTCAGAATCATCCTTGCAACAGGTCTGACATTCGTAACCTATGCCGGGTATCTCGCCGCACTGGAAAAGTTCAAAGGCTACACGGCAAATGCGATCAATTCCATGCCTTCCGACATATTGAACCTTCTTTTAATTTCGGGATTCGGTCAGGGGTTGGGCTGCCTGTTCGGCGCATTTCTCGTTCTTCATTGGTATGCACGCATTCAAAAAACTGACGTTTGTCTTTCCGGGATGAGGTAGAAGCATGATTTATCTGTTTACGGGAAACATGGGGGCAGGCAAAACCCCCCGCGTCGTCTCTATGATTTTGAACAACGAAGACGGATTGTTCAAAATGGAATTGGAAGACGGCACGGAGGCAGACCGGCCGCTTTATTTCTGCCATATCGACGGATTGGACAAACGAAAATTCAATGCCCGCGAACTGGCGGAAGGGCAAATCATGTCCGCCCCGCTTCGTGATGTCATACCGGAAGGCGCGGTGCTGATTGTTGGCGAAGCGCACTACACTTACCCGGTACGCGCGGCAGGCCGTCCCGTTCCGCCCTATATTCAGGAACTGACAGAACTCCGCCATCACGGGCATACCGTCATTTTGATGACGCGGCACCCGAGCCAACTTGATATATTCGTCCGCAACCTTGTTTCAAAGCATGTACACCTTGAACGCAAGGCAATCGGCATGAAACAGTATTATTGGTATAAATGCGTAACCTCGTTGGACAATCCGGCAGGCGTGAGCGGCGTAGAAGCCGCAAATTGGAAACCGCCTAAAGAAGCCTTCAAATACTATAAATCCGCAAGCCGGCACCAAAAGTTCAAGAAAAAAGTGCCTTGGGCGGTTTGGGCGTTGATTGCGGTTGTAGGGTTTGTAGGCTGGAAAAGTTACGGCATGTTTCAAGTTTACAGCAAAGCCACAGACAGCCGGATTGAGCAGGAAGCGCAAAAAGAAAGCGTTGTGCAGACGATGACGGAGCAGACGGCATCATCAGAAACAGCGCCTTTTGAGCATTTCGACAATCTGAAACCTGAAGACTTTGTGCCGACTTTGCCCGAAAAGCCCGAAAGCAAGCCTATTTATAACACAGTCCGACAAGTAAAAACCTTTGAGCAAATCGCCGGATGCATAGACGGCGGAAAATCAGATTGCACATGCTATTCAAATCAAGGAACACCCTTGAAAGAAATAACAAAGATAATGTGTAAAGAATATGTGAAAAACGGGTTGCCTTTCAATCCTTACAAGGACGAACGGCAAAGGACGGAACAGGCGGCACAGTCCGCGAAAGCGGACAAGCCCCAAGTTCTCGTAATGGGCGGAAAGTCCTAATAAAATTTAATGTACGACAACTGAAGAGCGCGGAAAACCGTTTGAAGGAATCGGCGGCGGAGTCGTAAAGCAGAAAGTTCTTTTTAAAATCATATTCTGAATACTAAATCTGAGGATGTCATGATTCACAAACCAAGATATATCAAAATTGTAGATGAAAACGGGGATTTCACACGTGTTCTCCGTCTCCATAAGTTCCCGGACACGTCGAAAGTTTTTTATTTCGAGCCTATGTTCTGGCTTAAAGATGGTCGGGTTGCCCGGAAAGACAGTTTGTTTGAAGTTGATTACATTTACGGTGCAGACGGTTGCGGGTTCTTGCCATCAAATTTAACGGAGTTCAGAAAATATTGCCGGAAAAAGCACCAAAAGTTTAAGGACGATGAAGTTTTAGTAAACCGTTACGCGGTCGATTTTTTGGGTGCGAAGGAACCCCCATATGACGACCGCCATGTGACTTCAGTCAAATATTTTGTTTGATAAAACCAAAATCACAAATTCAGCCACTACCCCTCAGGATGGCTTGGGCGGAGTGAAGGGGGTTAACTGCTAGAATGGCTGTTTTTTTTTGGGCGTATCTCAGTCCGGAATCGCTTCGTTCGGGGGTTGTACGTGCAGGAAAATAGGGCGGAAAAAAGGAAAAGGGGGAAGCTTTGTAAAGATTGGGTGCGTTACCCAATCTTTACGAATACCCCCCTTTTCCTTTTTTATGAACTGTTTTTCAATACCGCAAACCCACTAACGGAGTGATTCCGGACTGAGATACGCCTAAAAAAAATCAGACATTCGGGTCGCAACAGGAATCTTTACCAAAACCTGCAACCCAAATAAAATCAGACACGGCAAAGGAATAGCTACCCTTTGCCGAAACCGTCCAGCCTGAACAAACCACAAACTTAAAGTTTGATGACGAGAATAGGCGGGCGGTTTTCTTGTTTGTGAAATTGAGTAGTATCAAAGAACACAGATTCTGAATAGATAAGGGTAATCCCATGCGTAACACCGTAGGATTGGACATATCCAAGCTGACATTTGACGCAACGGCCATGGTCGGCAAAACGGAGCATTCGGCAAAGTTTGACAACGATTCAAAAGGTTTAGATCAGTTTTCGGACCGGTTGAAAAGCTTGGGATATCAGAATCTGCATATCTGCATGGAGGCAACCGGCAGTTATTATGAAGAAGTTGCCGACTACTTCGCGCAGTATTACAGCGTTTACGTAGTGAACCCGCTGAAAATAAGCAAGTATGCAGAAAGCAGGTTCAAGCGAACCAAAACAGACAAACAGGATGCAAAGCTGATAGCGCAGTATTGCCGGTCGGCGAAAGAAAGCGAGCTTGTAAAGAGGCAGAAGCCTACGGACGAGCAATACAGGCTTTCACGGATGACCGCAGCATACGCGCAAATCAAAAGCGAATGCGCGGCAATGAAAAACCGTCATCACGCGGCAAAAGATGAAGAAGCGGCCAAAGCATATGCGCAAATCATCAAAGCCATGAATGAACAGCTTGAAGTTTTAAAGGAGAAGATAAAAGAGCAGACGGAGAAGCCTAACTGCAAGGAAGGCGTGAAGCGTCTTGAAACCATACCGGCAATAGGCAGAATGACCGCAGCCGTATTGTTTCATCATCTAACATCTTCGAAATTTGAAACATCAAACAAATTTGCAGCATTCGCAGGCTTAAGCCCGCAACAAAAAGAATCCGGGACAAGCGTAAGGGGAAAAGGCAAACTGACCAAGTTTGGCAACAGGAAATTACGCGCCGTCTTGTTTATGCCGGCCATGGTCGCATACCGGATAAGGGCATTTCCCGACTTCATCAAAAGGCTGGAAGAAAAGAAGAAGCCTAAAAAAGTCATCATCGCAGCATTGATGCGTAAACTCGCCGTTATTGCGTATCACGTACATAAGAAAGGCGGAGATTACGATCCATCGCGTTACAAATCGGCGTAAATCCCGAAAGGAAAAAAGGCATTTTTTAAATGCCTGCTTTGCCGCGTCTGAAATCCGGTGAATTTTCAAATATTGAAATTCAATGGGTTGAAAATGAATTGTAAAGATGCTGTTGTCAATTAAAGTAGTATCTCGTCATTCCTCTGCTGTCCGCAACTTTTCGTCATTCCCGTGAAAACGGGAATCTAGAACTTTTAAATTTTCAGACGGCTTTTGAATATTGCCGTTGCCCGACGTTCTGGATTCCCGCCTGCGCGGGAATGACGGTGGAGGACGATGCCGTCTGAAGCCCAT